TATGCGTATTGTTGAACCAGAAAGTAAAGACGCGCTGACGGAAATCTTAAAACGTCCCGGTGCTGCGTTGCAGTTGACGGGCAAAGTAAATGAAATTTACGCACCAGAGCTGGAAATTGAAGTAAAAAACTGACAAGGCGAGTCCGGGCTATTGAGCGAAACGGACTCGATCAGTATTTAATTTTACGCCGTCATTATTTACCCCACGGGGAAGATTCCATTGATGATATTGCCGCCGCTGTCTGGCTGGATAATCGTTACTGGGAAAATATGCGCATTGCTACGGCAAATGGAATGAGCACTGCTTTTAAAGGCGCTGAATGAAACAGTTAGATTTTACATTAAGCCTGATCGATAAATTGTCGCGCCCGTTAAAACAGGTGCAGAACAATGTGACCGGCTTTGCGGATAAATCAAAAGCAGCGTTTATGCAGATTGGCGGTGGCGCACTGGCGCTGGCCGGAACGGGGATGGCCATCAAAGGCGCATTGTCTCCGGCCATTGAAATGTATGACGCGCTGAATGAGGCGGCCGCAAAAGGTATCGATGATTCAGCGCTGAAAACCGTTCAGCGGGATGCGCTGACGTTCAGCACGACATACGGCGCCAGCGCGGTGGAGTTTGTTCAGTCCACTGAATCAATCAATGCGGCCATCGCCGGGCTGACCGGGAATGAACTGCCGAAAGTGACCAAAGTCGCCAACGTGTTGGCGTTTGCCATGAAATCAACCGCGGCGGAAACGTCGGAATTCATGGGGCAGATGTTCGGTAACTTTTCGTCTGATGCCGAACGCCTGGGCAAAGTGCAGTTTGCTGAACAGCTGGCCGGAAAGATGGTTTACATGCGCAAGACGTTCGGCGCGGAAATGGCCACGATTAAAGACCTGATGGAAGGCGCGCGCGGCGTGGGGACAAACTACGGTGTCGGGCTGGATGAACAGCTGGCCGTGCTGGGACAGCTGAGCCGCACACTGGGAACGGAAGCGAGCAGCGCTTACGAAGGCTTTATGACAGGCGCGATTGATGGCGCTAAAAAGCTTGGGCTGTCCTTCACTGACGCAACCGGAAAAATGCTGTCCATGCCCGAAATGCTGGCGAAGCTACAGGGCAAATATGGCAAGAGCCTGGAAGGGAACCTGAAGGCACAGGCGGAGCTGGATGAAGCCTTTGGGGACAGTTCGGCGGTGGTTAAGCAGCTGTATGGCAACGTGGCGCTACTCCAGCGGAATATCACCGAACTGGGCGGCGCTGACGGGCTGAAGCGCACCCAGGAAATGGCGGCCAGAATGGTGAAACCGTGGGATCGCTTTATTGCCATTCTGACGGCCATTAAAACCGTCATTGGCTTGACGCTGATCCCGGTACTGTATCCGCTGCTGAATCGCCTGGCAGATATGGGGCAGACCTTTGCCCGGTGGATGCAGCTGTTTCCCAACATCGCGCGGGTGGTGGGGTATGCCGCGTTAGCGCTGCTGAGTTTTGCCGCCGTGGGTGCTGTAGCCAATATCGTGATGGGTGTCAGTTCGTTTGTGATGATGGGCATGACGAAGGTGCTGGCACCCATGGCCAGACTGCTGGGACTCAATCGCCTGGCAATGCTCGCCAGTAACGCCGTGACGCAGCTGTTTACTGCCGGATTGCGGGGTTTGCGTGCCGCACTGCTGGCCGCCAGCATTGCCGCCCGTATGGGGTCTGCCTCGTTTTTACTGATGATTGCCCCGATTGCGGCCGTTGCCCTGGCCATTGCTGGCGTGGTGCTGGCGGTCATTAAGTTCTGGCAACCGATCAAGGCGTTCGTCAGCGGTTTTATCAGTGGGTTCAGCCAGGCCAGTGGCGCACTGACTCCGTTTAAAGGGCTGTTCAGTGGCATCGCCACGGCGGTGGGCTGGGTCTGGAATGGTGTGAAAACGCTGTTTGGCTGGTTTGGCAACCTGCTTTCCCCGGTACAAATGACTGGGGAAAAACTGGCTGGCGTGACCAGCGCGGGGGAAACCTTTGGCCGTGTGGTGGCGGGGGCGGTTGGCATGGTTCTGACTCCGTTTGAGTTGGTTTATCGTTCCATCCAGACGGTCATCGAGATGTTCGGGATCGTTATTGAGGGATGGGGTGATGTGGTTAACGCCTTTGATATTAATTCCCCTGTCGCGTCATTTGAAAAAATGGCCAGCGTGATCGGTGGCGTTTTCGGGAAATTGTGGGACACCCTGAAAGGTTCATTTACCGGAACGTATAACTGGATTATTGAAAAACTGAATAAAATTCCGGGCGTGGATATTGCCCTGGCTACTGATTCAGGTTCGGGAGCAAATAAGGGGATCCCTTTCAACCCTAAACAGGTTGAACAGTCTGCGATTGCTTCGCCTGAAATAAAACAGGTTGAGTATGGCGGAAATATTACGCAGCAGTTAACGCAAAACACGGTATTACCTGAGCCACCGCCAGCAATTGCCCCCAATGTGCTTTTAACAGGTGGGGAACTTAAAGGTGTTGAGCGTGGCGGGATCAGTAAAACCATAAACAGCAATTCAAAATCTGTTACGGACAACAGCCGCAAAATTGACACGGTGAATATTTATCCGAAAGAGACGCTTTCACCGGGACAGTTGCAGGAGTGGCAGGAGCTAAACCCATGAGTGATTTGCTTTACATCGATCTGCTGATTGAAAACGGTAATTTTGTTCTGAATACCGGGAAAGAGCCTGAGCTGTGTAATAACCGCAAAAGTATCGGGCAGGACATTATTCACAGCATTCTGGAAAGCGGTCTGGCCACGCAGCTGGTTGGCGAACGCAGCCCGACTTTACGTGCGGATATCTTCACGCAGCTGGAACTGCTGATTGAAGAGGATGAACGCATTGTGCCGGGTACGGTGGATGTGAGTGAGGAAAGCCAGAAGCGGTTATGGGTGACGGCGAGCACGTATGACTTTGGCGGAATATCAGCACAGGTGGTGCTATGACGGAAAAGCCGCAGGTTGATTTTGAAGAGGTGGTGAAGTCCAGCGGGATGCCCGTTACGGAAGAGGCGGTGCGCACCCGCTTCAACGCCATCGCCGCGCAGGAAGGGCTGATTACCAACACGTCGCGCATGTCACCGTTCTGGCGGCTCATTACCGCCATTGTGACCGCGCCAGTAATGTGGCTGAAGGATGCGCTGGTTTCGGTGGTCATGACCAATATGTTTGTGGCCACAGCGGGTGGGCAGATGCTGCGTCTGCTGGCCTGGGCGGTGAATGTCACGGCTAAACCTGCCAGCGCTGCGGAAGGTGTGATCCGCTTTTACAAGGAAGATTCAAAACAGGCCGTCACCGTGGCGGCGGGAACGGTAGTCCAGACCGAAAGGATTAACGGCAAGGTTTACGCCATGGCCACGGTCGCTGACGTGGTAATCCCGTCCGGCACGGCAAGCGCTTTGCTGGCCGTCAAAGCCACCGGAACGGGCGGGGCGTACAACCTTGCGCCGGGCTATTACCGCATTTTGCCTGTGGCCGTGGATGGTATCAGCCATGTGGCCAGTGAAGAGGACTGGCTGACCGTGCCGGGCGCGGATGAAGAAAGTGATGACGAGCTGCGCGAGCGCTGCCGGAACCAGTTCAACCTGGTTGGGAACTACCACACGGACGCGGTTTACCGTTCGATGATTGCGAGCGTGGCCGGACTGAGTATTGACCGGATTTTCTTTCTGCATGACGCGCCACGTGGTCCGGGTACAGCGAACGCGTATCTGTTGCTGGATAGCGGGGTCACGTCTGAGCCGTTTATTGAAGCGGTTAATGACTACATCAACACGCAAGGCCACCACGGGCATGGGGACGATATGCAGTGTTTTGCCATGCCGGAAACCCGCCACGATCTGAGTGTGACGGTGTATGTCAGAAACCTGAGCAATCTTGAAGCTGAGCAGCAGGACACGCTGAAGAAAGGGATTGAAAACCTGATCCGCTGCGCCTTCAGGGAAAACACGGATTATGACGTGAAAAAAACATGGCCATATTCCCGCTTTTCGTTTTCGCAGCTGGGGCGCGAGGTGCACAAAACCTTCCCGGATTCGGATTCCATCGAATTTTCGCTGAAGGATATCACCAGCGATCTGAGCGTACCGCGCCTTAACTCCTTAACGGTGAGCCTGAAAGATGACTGATTTTCTGAAAAAACTGGCCAGCATGTCCCTGCCGTCCTGGATGAATAAAGGCGAGCCACTGGCTTTATTGCGCACGGCGCGGACGTACTGGGCTGAGGTGTACAGCTGGATCACATGGCCATTACGTCAGTTTGATCCGCTGACCTGCACAGAGCCGGTACTCAATTTAATCGCGTATGACCGTGACATAAGCCGTTTCAGTGGCGAACCGCTGAGCCTGTACCGCAAGCGCGTGGCCTATGCCTTCATTAATGCGCGTGATGCGGGTTCCGTTGAAGGGTTCATCAACATCTTTTCACGGCTGGGGATTGGTTACGTGGAGCTGGTAGAACGCCAGCCGGACATTGACTGGGACGTGATCATGGTACGCGTCACGGACAGCCAGATTGCAGACAACACGCAGCTGATGATTCAGATAATCCGGCAGTACGGGCGAACCTGCCGCCGTTATCAGTTTGAAGTGATCACGTCTGAAAGCCTGGCTATCCGGGCGGGATGGGATCAGGGGGAATACGTGGTTTATCCGGCACGTCTGAACAGCACGGAAGCCAGCGACGCAACGTTTAGCGCGAGTTTATAGGGAGAATTTATGTCACAGACAGCTATCACACTGGCCTTTGAGCAGTGGAAAGCCAGCCAGGCGGTAACGGGTGAAGCCGTTCTGCTGGATGAATTTGTTTTTGCCAACGTGCCGGGACTGGATGCCACCAAGCCCGTTGACCGCAAGGAAACACTGCCACCTGCCGCGCAAATCGTTCACCGCCAGGCCGTCAGCCGTAAAGGTGTGGTTAATGAAAATGCCGTGGTTCACTCCGTTGTACTGGGCGCGGAAGTGGGTGATTTTTCGTTTAACTGGATTGGCCTGATTAACAAGGCGAGCAACACACTGGCCATGATTGTTCATGCGCCGTTACAGCAGAAGCTGAAAACGAAAGATGGCCAGCAGGGTAATGTGCTCACCCGTTCGTTTTTGATGGAGTACAACGGCGCACAGGCTGAGACCGGAATCAACACGCCAGCGGAAACCTGGCAGATTGACTTTACCGCACGTATGGCCGCAATGGATGAACGTCAGCGCCTGGAAAATATTGACCTGTACGGCGCGGCGGCTTTCATGGGGAATGGCTGGCTTGTCGCAAAGAACGGCTCGCAATATCTCGTGACGGCCGGGGTGGGATATGTGCGCGGGTTGCGCGCGCAGCTGGCGGCTAACCAGAATATTTCTGTTCCGGCTAAACCAGCAAAAGTCTGGCTGGTTGTGGCATGGACAGGAACCCTGACCAGCGCCTGGGGTGTGGCCAGCAAAATCACAGTGGCGGCTGACCTGGCTGATTATGTGCAAAACGGTGTGCAGCACTATGTTTTTGCCGTGGCCAGTATTGATGTGAATGGCAATATTACCGATCTGCGCCCGACAGGTGATCTTGCTGACCAGGCGTTAAAGGCACATGAAAAATCGCGTAACCATCCTGATGCCACCACTACCGAGAAGGGATTCACAAAGTTAAGTAGCGCGACGGATAGCACGTCTGAGGCAATGGCTGCGACACCTAAAGCGGTTAAAGCGGCATACGACAAAGGCAAGGCCGCAGATGACAATGCGAACGGACGCGTGCCACAAACGCGAAAAGTGAACGGGCATGAGCTTAAATCTGATTTTAATATCACCCCTGGCGATATTTTTAAACTTTCTACGGGGATTGGTGGCAGCGCTGATTTAAACAACTTCACCGATCCGGGATTGTATTACCAGCCAGCGAACGCCCAGGCACAAACCGGGAAAAACTATCCGGAGGCAAACGCCGGTTCGCTGGAAGTCTATAAGCATGCGGGTATTACGCAGATTTACCGGATTTACAATGGTTCCCGTACCTACATCCGTACCCTTTACAGCGGTGTGTGGTCAGCCTGGGTAAAACAATATGATGCGGCAAATAAACCCTCTCCGGGCGATATTGGTGCAGTGAATAAAGGCGGCGACACCATGACCGGACCGTTAAAGGTTAATGGTGAAGTCCAGAGCGCCAGTGCAAACAGTTTCCGTATTGCGTACGGTGATTACGGTACATTCTGGCGTAATGATGGCAATAATCTTTATCTGATGCTGACCAATAAAGGGGATTCCTACGGAGCTTATAACAATTTACGCCCTTTACGTGTGAGCCTGGCAACTGGGGCGCTGCAATCAGAAACTCCGCTGACAGTAGGAAACACTATTTATGCCTCAAAGGAAATTACGGCTGGTTATGATGGTGCATTCGCATGGGTGGAGCAATATAAAACGAAAGCACCATTTTTTAATTCATATTCCACAACCGGAGCGAGTGAATACCATCCGGTAATTAAACAGCAGGCAACAATTGCGGGGAAAAACTCCTGGGCTTTTTCAATGGGGTCTCTGGTAAGCGGTGATGTGCTTTCGTGGCATCTGCATCTGAAAGGAAGCGGATCACAGGATATTAATTTCAAATGGGATACTGACGGCAACTTCTCCGCACCGAGGCAAATTATTCCGGGAAGCTATGCCAATTTTGACGGACGCTACTACACCAAAACCCAGACTGATGCCGGGTACATGCCGAAAACGGGCGCGTACACCAAAGCGGAGAGTGACGGACGTTTCCAGCCAAAAGGGAGCTATACCCCGGCTGGACAGGCGTACACGAAAGCCGAGAGTGACGGTCGTTATCAGGCAAAAGGCAACTATACCCCGGCAGGTCAGGCGTACACCAAAGCCGAATCTGACGCGCGTTATGGGGTAGGTAAAACGACTACGGGAAATAACAGTGCGTACTATACGCACGGCAACGGCGCTGTATTTATGCAGTCTATGAGGAATATCTCTGTCGGCAATAATGCCACCGTGACTGTAACGCTGCCCACGTCATTCCCTAATGGGATTCTGGGTATAGGTTCAAGCTATTACGGAACGGGCGGGAATAACTCCGCGTCATACTGGTTCTGTACGCCTGTGGGTAAAAACCAGGTGAAAATTGAAACGAAAAACTGTAGTGGGACATTTTTCTTAAACGTTACGGGCTACTGAAATGGATAAATTTTTTAGCAATTCAGAAAATAGTTTTTATCTGGAGGAAACTGTCATTTCCTATGAGGCGCAGGGTATTCCTGTTCCCTCTGACCTGAAAAAAATTACTGACGAAGAATATGAAACTTTTATGGTTTCACCTGACAGGAAAGCACCATATTACAGCCTCAAATCAAAATGTATGGTGTGGGTTGATATTGCGCCACCTACGCGGGAAGAGGAAATTGAAAGCGCAGAGTTATTAAAGGCGCAGCTGTTGGCTGGCGCGGCAGAAGCTATTTCCCCGCTTCAGGATGCCGTTGATTTGTCTATGGCTTCTGAGACGGAAACAGCAAGTCTGTCGGCATGGAAAAAATACCGGGTTTTACTAAACCGTGTTGATACCAGCAAAGCGCCGGATATTGAGTGGCCAGAGGTGCCTGACGATGTGGCGTGAAGCACGAATTGCGTTCAGCGATTCCGTGGCCGCGCTGAATTGTTCCGTTATCCCGGTACATCCCTGGGTGTACGGGGTAGGGCAACAGACAGAAAACGGCGCGTATCTCAGCCCGGTAAACGCGATCAACTACCTGGCTGACAAGCTGGCCGGAACGGGCGGGGCGGCGGATATCGTGATCATGATGGTTTCTGGCCAGACGCATGACAGCTTTATGGCCAGCCTGAACAAACTTGTGGATGTATTCCCCAGCCCGGCATTTACCCAAGTGCGGAGGCTGGCGCAGTCAGCCGCGCAGCTGGCTGCGGAAAAGATGCAAATTCCGGCGAAATACAGTCAGAGTTTGCCCGCGGCGATCCCGCTTTCTGTGCCTACAAGCCGCACTGCTCTGGCGGCCGCAGCGGTGAAGAAAGCCCAGCAGGAGGCCGCAGCCGTCGCGGATTTGACGGGCGTAAAAAAGCTGATGGGGGATTTTAAACAGCAGCGCGAAAGCCTGATTTCTGGCATTGCCAGCGGATTAGCGGATTTGCAGGGAAAAAGCGCCAGGGCATGGGTATTTACCGCCAGCGGCGATCTGCCGTCCACGCTTCTGGATCTGGTAAAAGGGATTCCACTTCAGTCCTCTGTGTACACCGCCGCCTTGATGCTGGTTGGCGACAATCTCGACGGCATAAAAGGAATGATACATGACCTCGAACCCGACACTGGCGCTTAACGGTGAAGCCATTCTGCTGAAGAACATGCGCGTGACCGTATCGCAGCAATTCCAGGACAAAGACCAGTCCGGCCAGACGAGTGCAACCACGAAATCCGAGCAGGGCATCAAAGGCAAGGAGCTGCGCGTGTCCGGCGAAATTCCGTATAAAAATCCGGAGATCCTGCGCCGTATCTTTGAGCTGGCCAGCGCGACGGAGGCCAGCGGCCAGCGCCAGAAATACCGCGTTGCACATGAGGCGGCGCGGGCGGTGAATTTCCGTGAGGCGATTTTTACCGGAACACTGGATGCGCCGCCGCAGGACGGGCGCATGTCCTGGCTGGTTACGTTCACCCTGACCGAACATGTCAGCGTGCAGGAAAAACGCGAGGCCAGGGCAAGCGGCAAAACCAAAGCCGTGAAGCAAACGGCGGGAAGCAGCGGAGGCCAGAATGGTGGCCAGGCCGCTGGCGAGGATGAAGAAAAACTGACGTGGTTTGAAAGCAACGTGCTCAAGCCCGTAAATGACGCACTGGCATAATCATGAAACCGATTAAACGTTTATATCTTTCAACGGATGAAATTCACCTGGCTGATGCCAGCCTAGTGCTGGAGCTGAACAGCTGCGGCCGGGGGTTTATTACGGCCGGAACAACGCAGGACTATACGGGGAAGCTGGTGCGTCTCGATGTGGGTTACACCGATCTGGTGTTGCGCTGGTTTACCGGGTACGTGGAACGTTCGCAACCTGCGGAAAACGGCTTTCAGCGTCTCTTTGTTCGTGAGCTGGTCGGCGTATTTGAACGCCTCTGGCCATGTTCGTTTCAGCACCCCACGCTGCGCAATGTCGCCAGCTGGCTTACAGAGCACAGCGGCCTGACCTTCAGCGTGCCGGATGCAGATTATTCAGACCGTCCGATCCCACATTTCACCCACAGCGGGACGGGGTATCAGCTGCTGGATAATCTTGGAAAGGCTTTCGGCATTACGGATTACGTGTGGTATCAGCTGCCGGACGGCGCGGTATATGTTGGCGGTGCGGAAAAAGCCCTGTTTGCTGGTCGCCCGATTGAGATCCCGCATGAATTTAATCAGGGGGCGGCCGGGGGGAACTCAATGACACTTCCCCTGGTGCAGAGTCTGCGCCCAGGCGTGGAGCTGAACGGGGAAAGGGTCACAAAAGTCCACCTGCAAAATGACACGATGGCTGTAACCTGGACACCCCGCAACCGTGCGACGGGTAAGCCACTGCAAAAAACGCCCGTTCAGCGCCAGATTGAAAGCCATTATCCGGAGCTGGCATCCGGGATGCATTTGCCAAAGTTTGGCCGTGTGATGAATCCCGTTGAGGCAGTGAAAAGCGGCAATTTCTCCGATCCGTTCCGTCCCCGCTATGCGGTTGACGTGCAGCTGCTGGACGCGGACGGCAACCCGGAAAAAGACACGCCTGTTTATTCGGCCGTTCCGCTGCCGGTTCCTATGGCGGGTAATGATTCGGGGATGTTCCAGTTTCCGCCTGAAGGAACGCTGGTCGAAATCGCTTTTACTGGCGGACGGCCGGATAAGCCTTTTGTACGGCAGACCGTGCCGGACGGAACCAGCCTCCCGGATATCCAGCCTGGCGAACAGCTTCAACAGCAGCGCGCGGAAGTGTCGCAGCGCGTCACCCAGGCGGGGGACTGGGTGAGGCAGACAGACCAGACGATCAGTGAAACCTCAATGGCGCGGGTGGTTAAGGCCGATACAGAACAGCGCGAGCTGGTCAGCCGGGAAACGACAGTTAAGGCCACGGATAAAATTACCGTGCTGGGCACGTCCACGCTGATGGCCGGAGCCATTCAGCAGGTGTGTACGGGGGATTTCAGCCAGGCAGTCAATAACCGCGTGGCGAGTATCGGCGGTAATGATGAAACAGACATAGCCGGGAGCCAGACAGTCACAACGGGTAAAGACCTGATTGAGAAAATTGGCCAGATTCGTAAAAGCGTGGCGGCCGTGCAACAGCAGATTATTGCCCCGGTGGTGTGGATTGGCTCTGGCACTATCAACGTGGCACAGCTGATGCTCGACACGCTCGACGTGGTGAAAGAGCTGGCAGAGCAAACGGCAAGCCACACGCACAGCAATACGGGAGCACCGACCAACGCGGGAGCAATCCGGAACACCGGAGCGAAAGCGGACACGCTGAACGGCAAATACTCCCCGGTGATTGGCAAGTAAACCCGTCGAGAATATAACCCGCGAAAGCGGGTTTTTTTATGCCCTTCATCCCCTGGCGGGGATATCTCTTTTCTTACCTCTTAAGCGGCTATCGATACGCGCTGTCAGCGGCGCTCTGGCGCGTTCAGCCTTTTCGCACACTCAGAGCCACCCTTAAAACAGATCGTGTCCACAGCGAGGCGCTGGTGCGTCACAGCGCGGCCAAAAAAATCTTTCGCAGACCAAAATCGCACTACACCGCACCCGCCTGCGGTTTTTGGATCATAAAAATTTTTCAGTTTTATTTTTCTACAAACCAGACCGCCAGACCGCGCCAGTGCTGGCGGCATTGCGGAAAACCAGAACTGAAAAGATTGAAAAGAATTTCAGTGTTTTTCACTTTTATGGATCTGCGGAGGATCGAAATGAAATTGTAACTATAAGATAAATAAAGAGAAATTTAATGTTATGTGTGTTTGAAGGATCGTTTTTATTTTATGGCCATGGTCAGACTGTTAAAGCTAAAGCCAGAGCTGGCGCGGCTCTGGGGCAGACAGAAATCTACTGGCAAACTGAAAAACTTACGCACTATAATACTGGTTATGCATACAGTATTTGTTTTGTGAAGAGGACGAGGCAATGGGCAAAATTTCAATTAGCGGAGCGGTTTTTATCTTTCTGGACAGAGGCGAAAATCTAAAGGATTCTGACTACCTTCCCAGTACAGGAACGCCTGACCAAAAATATGTGTTGTGGCCACACGGTGAAGGATGGGACGTACGTTATCTGGAGTTCGGTACGAGAGGGATTGAGTGGTTGCCGATTGCAGAACAACTTTTCGCCGATGAGCCGGAGGCATGGCAAGCGGCATATGAACATTGGATGGAAAATTGTAGGCAATGGGAGAATATGTTGACTACTTCAGGTGCTGATAAGTGGCAATATCTTTTAAGTCATTCAATAAATATATAAAATTATAATCAAGTAGTTGAAATTAAATAAGATAAATAAAAAGGCGTGATTATCACGCCTTAGTTATGAATTAAATTACAGCAATTGCTTTGTGTATCTCTACCCGAATGTCCCTTATATAGAAATCCCACTTTTCGCTATATTTGCTAATAAAGTTTAGAACCTTGTACTCAATATTATCAAGCCTAGCCCTTCTAGCTAATTCAGGATAATAATCATGATAATCTGTAAGCGCACCTATACTTTGAGAATGTTTTTTGAGATTTACAAACATCGTTTTATCATTATCAGTCACACCATTTTCATCTATTGCTTCAAACCATAAGCGATGATTTTTTTCAGGTGATCCTTTTACGTCTGTTATATCTAAATTAAACTGAAAAATTCTTGATAAAACTTCTTGTTTTTCGACTCTTTTATCAGTTCCTGAAAGAACTTTATTGACCATCTTAGTTTTTTCAGGAGGAGTGATATAGTAATCTCCATCTAAAATGGCTAAACTGGTATCGATTCTTTTTTTTGTAAGTTTCAGACCTGATAAAATCACAGCGGAGTTTTCTGCTGAACCAAAAAGAGAGATATCAACTTTATCGTTTAAACCTTCACTTTCAATTAATATGTTTATTGCTGTCTTTGCTAAGTTATCTTCTACAAAGACATTGACCATATCGGGTTCAACATCAGTTATCTGTCTTAAAGCATCAGCTGATACACCTGGATATGCTTCTATCCCATTCCCTATGTTCCAAATGCTGATAATATTAATCTGGTTTTTAAAGTTGATTACTGACTCTCTATGCGTAGTAAATACAACCTCAAAGCACATAGCCTTACTTTCTTTGATTAAGAAACTAATAAGTTCCTGAAATGCTCGTTCATGCAGTAAAACATCTATTTCATCAATTATTAAGTAACCGTTCCGATTTAGTTTTCCACTATAGACGTGTTTAACAATCTCGAAAACTCTTTTTTCTCCTGCGCCCATTGTATGTTCTGTGTATTCAATATCGCCTTTAACCATCCCTATGAACTTTTTATTGCCTTTAAGTGTATGGCATTCAAATAAATCTTTGTAATCAGCGTCAAGGATTTTGTTCAAAGCTAAAATCATCTTGTCCTTGATTGTCTTTTCGTAAATGTCCACCCTTTTATATTCTGCATATCTTGAAGCTCCAGTGTTGTCGGCTAAGGTGGCTAGATTTTGTAAACCGATATATATGGATTCTCTTTCGAGTCTTCGTGCGTAAACTGGTGTCCAGCGTTTATCCTTTCCATAAATAATATCTTTTTTATCATCTATTGCGATTCCTTCAAAAGAAACTGTTCCTCCGTTATATTTTATTTCTCCAGCGCGGAAAACAACCGAGAATTTACTATCCTGCCAGTTGTTTTCATTGTGTGGGGTAAAAAAGTCCGAGAACCTATTATTTTCTTTCGAAGATTTTTCAAGTGGTTTGAAAACGCAAGAGAGAGCATGAAGGATAGTTGACTTACCAGATCCGTTAATCCCCATGATAGCGGTTACAGATTTATCTTCAGGGAAGGAAATTGGGCAGTTATTAATACCTTTCAATTTTTCTATATTAATGCTCTTTATTCTATATGATAAATTTTGGGGTTTATCGGTTTTTACTCTTTTAGCCATGTTAGGATCCATTCTAATTGCTTGTGTATAGTATGTTCTCAAAACCAAAAAGCAGCCATTAGCATAACAGTAAACTTCCTTTAGGAGTAAGGGGAGAGCGAACAGGAGTCCTCAACATGCTTCTTCTATGTGTTTAAACTTTTCTCAAAGCTGAAAACCCCTTTTAAGATAGCGACACTTTTGAGCCACTCAAGATTTCTATTGTATGTAACTCATTGATTTGTTAGATGGATAAATGATTTAACAGGCTATATTGTATAGCTATGGCTAATTCGTTAATTTTTTGTGCTTGTAGAGCTATGGTTTA